CCCGAAATGGAGGATCCGCGTAGATGGGATGCGTTTATATCTATATTTATGGTAGTTGCAACCGGTTTATTTTTATTATTGGTTATGCGTAAGCCTAAACTTATCGAGTAACCGCGAAGATTGGTTGCGCTGGCTTTTGCACACGTGTAGAGACACGGGAGATACCGACGTAGACCAAGATAGACAAGAGCGTTGTGAACAAGGCAGTAAGAGTGTAGTTCATACCACCGTTCTTGTTAACCTTAACAACTTGGTTAACAGTCCACCTGACCAAGTCCATCCACGAGAGGGCGGCGGCAAAGGAGAAGCCGGCAACAACGGCGTTGAGGGATTGGGACTCGAGTTCACGAGCGACGAGCGTAACAGTTTCAGCAGCAGTAGACATTTTTATATATAGTATCCTGAGATTTTAATCGGGGAGTAAATCTTCTTCTATTAAAATTTTTTTATAGTGTTTTGGTTTCATATATCCTTTTAACATACCAACATTTATGCGTTCCATTCCTGTGTCGGATCCCGAATCTGTTTCTGTATCGGAATCACTTTCAGTATCAGAACTATCATCGTCATCATATAATTTAAAATGTTTAGACGTTCCTTCATATCCTTCAGGTTCCGATGTGTTCATTACTATCTATAGCATTTTTTAACATTAATTCTGACGGATTTTTTGGTTCCCACGCATCCCAATTATCGTACGCCATATTCATTTTGACAAACTTATATTCGCGTCCTGTGTACCGCGTAAAAGGAATTTCTTCATCTTCAAATTCAATGTCATCTTCTTCGTCTTCTTCATCGGAAGATTCTTCGTATATTTCCGGGAAATGTGTTCCCATTTTCTTACCAACTTCGTTCATGGCACAATATTTCATAGCGTATTCCAAATCTTCACCGAGTACCATATCTCTACCGGAAGCCTTGGCGTATTCAGCTGCGAGAACCATAGTTCTTTCGAGTACGGGTTGAATGATATTAATAGCAGAGTCCTGGACCTGCTCAATTAAGTTAGTGGTTGCGTCTTTTTCTTGTTGATTCATTATAAATTAAACAGTGTTTTAGCAATTCCGTTTTCTACACGGAGTATGTTATAACTTAGGCCTAAAACTCTAAGTTCTCTTTTAGCCAAGTTGTCTGGTAATATCTTGAGTTTTATATCTTGTTCTTTAATTAAACTAAAATTTCTTTGTCCTGTTGGATACCACCGTTCCGGTTCAAGTGCAAAACTATACGAATAATATCTTCTAAATAATTGTGTTCTTGAATGGTGTATACCACTCTGTATTGCGCGTAAGTTTATGACATTACCTGTAACTTTATCTAAAATAACGGAATCGTCTAATTGTATTTCAAGGTTTTGTAAGTGTTCATAATTTACGTATTCACCGTTATACAATTGGTAATTTGAATCATAATCAAAATTTGTAACAAAATGACCACCTGTTAGCTTTCTTAATCTCTGTACTATGAAAAAAAGTTCCTTTATAGGATTTTTAAATTTAAGTTTATGTTTAACATCAACTATAGAATTTACATTTGAATCCTGAGGTATTATAGATTTACTCTCTTGTATCTGTGTGATTATATAATCTATTTTTTTACTTAATAACATCTGTTTTTCTTCTTCATCTAGAGAAACCATTTCAGTTGTTAATTTTAAACTTTTTATAAGTCCTTTTGTTTGTACGAAATCACCTAAATAAAAAATTGAATTACTATTTGCAGGGTCGGTTGCGTCATACCCCCAAACACAATCTTTTAGATCTCTAAGTTTTATAACAATTTCTATTTCCTGACCTGTTATGGCACAAAGTGGTACAGCGAGTTCGGGATTATTATAAAAATAAAATGGTATATCAACAAAATATTTAGTATCAGAAGTTGCTAAACCTAGATACCCTGCAATTTGAACTGTAGATACCTGAGTACCTGAAAATTCTAAAGGTGGTTTACCAATAAGTTTCTCTAAATTATGTTGTTTTGTTTGTGTAACGTAATTATCAGAATATATAGCTAAGAAATCACTTGGTATACGCTGAATAACCTGACCACCTATCAGAATTTCAACATACTCAATCATGGCATGACCTATAGACTCAACGTATCCTATACCTTCGATACCACCTACCAAATTCTGTTGTATACTAGATAATTCAACTTTCATACTCACTGTCTTAAGAAGATCACCTTGGTTTTGTGGGATTGTACATCGAATAGTGTTTCCAAATTCTACTTCACCTTGAACGTCTAAATCAACAAAGAATGGTGCAAAATTGGTATGTTTTTGAAAATTCTTTATGAAATAGGTATACTCGGGGTCGTCTGTAAAAAAAGCGTCCTGTGGACCAGATGTTTCTAATTGAACACGACCAGCCATTACTAGTATAACTGACTAAAATTTTAAACCCCCAAGTCCGCTGCTTATACGTAAAACGTTATAGTTTACAGCGTATACGTAAACTTTGTGTTGGAAACTCGCGTCTGGTGAATCAAGCTCAATATCTATCAAATTATGTGCTATTCTACTCATATTGACTTGACCAGTAGGGTAATACGTTTCTGGTTTCAAAGAAAAACTATAGACACCAAAGTTATTACCCGTAACTCCCGTATAATACTTTAATGGTTGTTCGTAACTGAGCATTAAATTATCGGCGTCTATGATTGTGGTATTATTAAACTTCATTGTAACTTGTTTTATTGGTTCGTATTTGTATACATCATCACTTACAGCCAAAAAGAACATTTCCTTAACAGGATTTTTAAAGTTAAGCATACCAGATTTTTTAGATTCACCCGCTTTAAACTTGAATTGAGACATTTGGAGTTGGGTTATAACGTATTCTATTGGACGCGTAAGTAGGAAATTCTTTTCATCTTCTGTAATGAAAAAGAAATCTGTCACGAGAGAAACCTTATTGATAGAAGACAAAACACTCGACGGTGGATCAGATACACCACCACCTGTTCTCGTATATGATAATGTGACGTCTGTGAGTTTTTTAAACTTTATACGTACTTCGACGAGTTGTTTTGTTAAAGCGCATACGGGTATAGCTAAACTCGGGTTTCTAAAGAAATAAAAGGGTAATAATACACTATAATCCCAATCGTACGTCACGTCTATATAATTACCGTGTCCCGTTAAGAAGTAGAGTGTTTGATCAATATCATCTTTATTACTGTGTATTTGGTCATACATGTAAATATAATCACCCGTTATTCTCTCTATGGTTTGACCACCAATAATGAGATCAGCATGGTCTATTAATTGTGCACCTATAGATTCGCGGTACCGAAGCGTTTTGATGTTTATTTGACCACCCATACCATTGTGTGCAGCACAGTAATAGTATAAAGTTGATGGTGCACCCACTGGTACGACAAATGTAACAGTAGCTGTACTTGGATTCGTAACACCAGTTGTGTAATCGGAATAACTGGGTGAAGCCGTTGTGGAAAACCTAAACGGGTGTGATGGATGACTCGCATTGTTGAAGGTATACGTCGTACCTTCGTATAAAGTCAATGTTGCCTGTTGGACACCATCTATAAAGTATTTACCATCAGCAGCAGTCACCGTAAATGTTTTATCAGGTGTCGTTGGTTTAGGTAAAGTAAATTTAAGCATTGTACTTCGAATAAGATCGCCCTTGTTTTTTGGGATACGACATTCTACCGATACATCATAATCAATATCACCATCAAAAGGTGTTTCGATAGATTCAATTGAAAACTTAGTATGACGTTTAAAATTCATCAGGAAATACGAAAACTCGGGTTCCCCAGTAAGCCATTGGTCCTGGATACCCGTGATAGCAAGGTTTAATCGACCAGCCATTCTTACTTTACGTGAGTAAAATTTTATGAAATAAAACGACACGATATTATAGATGAATCTTCAATTGAGAAAATTCAAACCTGAAAAAATGGCGGATGATAAAGTATGTGTTTTTATAGGTAAACGTAATACGGGTAAATCAACCCTTGTTACTGATATTCTGTACCATAAAAAACATTTACCAGCGGGTATAGTTTTATCAGCAACAGAAGAAGGTAATCATTATTATCAACAGTATATACCAGATTTATTCATATACGGTGATTACGATAGAGAAGCTATTGAACGTGTAATGGATAGACAAAAAAGATTAGTTGGTGCGGGTAAAAAAAATTGTGGGGCCTTTCTTCTTTTAGATGACTGTATGTATGATTCTAAGTTTATGAAAGATACGTGTATTCGTCAATGCTTTATGAATGGACGACATTGGAAGATATTTTTCATGTTAACCATGCAGTACTGTATGGATCTACCACCTGCACTCAGGGCAAATATAGATTACATTTTCATTTTACGTGAAAATATTATTCAAAATAGGGAAAAATTGTTTAAAAACTTTTTTGGTATCTTTCCATCTTTTGAGATGTTTAATAAAGTTATGGATTCATGTACTGAAAATTACGAATGTTTGGTATTAGATAATACGTCTAAAAGTAATAAAATAGAAGATTGTGTATTTTGGTATAAAGCAACACTTCGTAAAAACTTCAGAGTCGGTGCACCAGAGTACTGGCAAACACATAAAAAGATGTTTAACCCAAAACATGGAAACGTGAAAATTGGAGACCCAAAATCAGTTAAAAGGAATACACCCTTTAAAGTTACGAAAAGAAAATGATAAGATCAATTGCTAAACGAATGTATACACCCATAAAAAATGCCAACACTGTAGTGTATCCAGCTTATAATGAATTTAAACCAGATGATAGTGACGATGGGTATAGAATATTAATTGATGTATGTCATCATACAAAAACTGTTTATATAGATAACGATATGTGTGATTACGATAAATTAAATGATTTACCCAGGATCATAAAAACATTCGGGTGTTTATACCCAAACTACACTCTTCAGGACAATAATGCGTAATCATTTAAAACCAAAAAACTATGTACATATAAATGGCGACAGACGTTAGAACGATGAATCTTTCAGATAATGGCGACGGTATGGTATCTCTAAATAACAATCAAGGGACATCCTTCGTGCCGAATATCCCCCCTGAAAAAAATGTGAGTGAAAATAAACAGACGATGGACTCTACTTCAATTTCCGATATTATGGGCCAAGAGCAATTACTCGAACCACCAATGATGAGCGCCGATCCAAGAATGGAACAAATGCAAATGCAAGCTCCAATGATGATGGCGCAACAGCCAGTAGCACAAAAAACAGCTGAAAAACCAACCGAATCTAAAAATCCATTCAACCTTACTGATGACCAGTTCCAAGCACTCATTGTAGCTGTGTGTGCTGCGGCGGCAATTAGTAAGCCAGTTCAAGAAAAACTTGCGAACTTTGTCCCATCGTTTTTGAACGACCAGGGAAATCGAAGTGCAATCGGCTTAGCGTCGACCGGTATGGTCGCGGCGATCGCCTTTTATGTTGCGAGAAAGTACGCTTAAATAGCGTTATAATGTTTATACATTCTCTTTCCAAAAATGAAATAGGAAACGAGAAATCCGAACAGTAAACCAACTGCGCGAAGTCCTAGAACAGTACCAGTACTCTTCGTAGTTTTACCATAATCTCTAAAATCTTTTTCAAATCTTTTGTTTATTTGGGAAACACCCGCAACCATACCCATACCTAATAAGGTTGACAATATTAAAAATGGTGCATCTATAGCTAAACGCCCAATTAAATTACCACCACGTGGTAATATACTGATGACTAATGGTGTAACGACCATGATTACAAACATGTTTAACCATTTATCGTTTAAAAGTAGTGGGGCGCTCGAAGACGCGAGTAAAGTGTTTAGTAACAAATACGCTTTCATTAAATCGCCGAACGATTGCATTTTATTAATACTAAACATTATTTATCCTGGATGTGTTTACCACAAAATTCAGTTCTTTGTGGTATTTCCCGGTATATCCCTAAAGAAACGCACATAGTTCTAAGTTCATCAAATTTTTTCCAGAACTCTTTACTATGTGAATATTCGTCGACGGTACAGTGTGCGAGTTCGTGTAATAAAACGTGGAATATTTCATTGGGATCACCATCGATACATAAACCTATATCACTACCTTTACTCACATTGTAGCCGATAGACCCATTCATACGCTTATGTGCGGTAATTGGAATTTCCTTGTATAACATTTCGAATTCCTGATTATTTGTTTTCTTAAGATGTTCCCTGAGTGTCCTGTATTTTTCACGAACATCTGTTAATTCCTGTGGTTCCCTCGTGTTAATGTATAATAACACGTTTATGATAAGTAGAAGTATGGCGAGTATCATCTTATCATAAACATATATAAAAATTCGAAAGACGTGATTCCGAAGCGCCTTAAGTGAGGGGAGGTGCGACCTTAAACATTATCGACTCGATGAAAATACCTGGGTCCGGGGGGTAGTTCTCTGTCCACGTATTACGATTTTGAAAGGTCTTCGTTTCAAAACGTTTACCACCCGAATTGATTGGTATGACAACTATACCGTTCTCATTAGCCATAAAATTTTCCGTTTTGACCTTGACTTGCCCTCCAAGTGTACCAGTGATCGCTTCGACATAAAAAGAATTGTCCGGGTTCCTGTGTATTTCCCAATTCCAGAACACCGATTTAGTTTTATATATAATGCCACCATCTTCCTTAGCCACTCCCGTTTTAAAAATTACTTCCTCGACTTTGTCAAACCCAGTGGGACCGGCAGTGTATCGAGGTGATTCAATGACGTATCCGTTTCGTTGGAAGCCAGCTCTTTGCACGGCTATTTTGGAGAGGATACCCCATTTACCGTTTACTTTTGCAAGAACTTTATTATCTCCGACTAACACTCCATTATGTGTGAAGGATAGTAGGGTTTGCCCCGCTTCTTCAGCTGGAGGTGGAGGTGGAGGTGGAGGTGGAGGTGGAGGTGGAGGTGGAGGTGGAGGTGGAGGTGGAGGTGGAGGTGGAGGTGGAGGTGGAGGAGGAGAAGTAGATTT